GCGTAAGTTCGTTTCATAAATTATTACTCCTCCAAAAGTATTAGTATTTGCGCATTGTTTGTACTAATTTACCAGCAATCATTATTTTATTCATTTCTTTGCCAATAAAAACCCGTGGTTCATATGCAGGATTTGATGCGGTTAATACAATTGTATCTGCACTTCTAGTGATGTGTTTTAAAGTTCCTTCCTCGCCATCAACGATAACTGCACAAATGTCACCATTGTTGAAGTCTAAAGTTTTTTTAATCATGGCGTAATCACCGTCATTAATACCATCGCCAATCATAGAATCACCCGACACTTTTAACCAGAAATAATCAAAACTCATATCCAAATTATCCTTAATAGTAAATTCAGTGCCCAAATGTTCTTCCATGGCCACACCGTTAGGGCCGGCTTTAATAACGCCAACAACTGGCAAGCCTACAAAATTTTCTGGCGATGCAGGTTGAATGTTATCTGGTAGCTTATTTTTTTCGGGTAAGTAACCGGCAATATTAAATATAAGATCTCTAGGTTCTCTAAGACCATCAGCAATCTTATTTAAAGTTACCGGTTTAGGAACGTTTCTTTTGCCGTTTTCTAGTTGAGACCAATAAGCAGACGATATATCGGCTTGTTTTGCAACTTGCCTGACGGTAAAACGGTGTTTTTCTCGTAATTCTTTTAATTTTGAACCAAAAATTTTAGGATCAGTACTCATTGAAAACACAGCCTTTCTTACCGTTTAGTATAGCAAAAGTAAAACAGTTGTTTAATAAAAGAAAAACAAAAAGTAAAATAAGTGCTTGCAAAAGTAAAACAAGATTGTATAATAATATTTGTAAGCAAGGAGGTGTGATAATTGAGAATCAAAATGGAAGTCATTGATTCAAATGATTTACGTGAACTAATTGCAAGCAAAGGCTATTCTATTAGGGGCTTTGCCAAAAAAACAAAAATATCTACAGGCTACATGTCTGATATTGTTAATAAGAATCGCGAACCTTCACCAACATTGGCAGGCAAAATTGCTAGAGGTTTAGGAACGTCAATTAATGATATTTTTTTTGCGAAAACCGTTAACAAAAGTGAAACAAAAAATGAACGTAAGGAGGTGACAGCATGAGTAATAACGCATACAGAATAATTGTCATAATGATGCTGCTAAACCTAGTTTTACAGTTAATTATTTTGCTAATCAAATAATTATTAATTTTTAAAGGAGAAAACAAATGGGAAAAAACAAAGGTATCTCATTAAAAATCACTCGTCCCGAAAAGAATGCCGATGTTAAAGAATCTTGGGGTTACGAAGTCAGAATTAATGGCCACAAAATCGAACAAGGTATTAACGCTATTTCGTTGGATATGGTTGCAAATAAGAAACCAGTCTTGACAATCAAATGTTGGCCGAATGCAATTGAAGCTGATTTACAGGCACTAGTTAAATTAATGGACATCTCTGAAAAAAATAAAGTTCCTGATGTGCCACAAGATAAGTTAACAAAAATTATTTCAGAATTTAAAAAAGTTGAGGATGAATTTGCACTTCGCCCTCAACAACTTCATGAAATATTGAATTACATTACTAGATCAGTTTAATAACGTAATATCGTATTTTCCCCAGCTTGTATCAATTTTTATAGGTATGCCTTTATCAGCAAACCATGAAATTACATCTCCTTCTGAGGGAGTATCTTCAACTACTAATTTAACGGGAAAAGATTTCTGATTGTTTTTAAGTGCTTCGTGATAAGCACTAACTAAGTTTTTCTCGAATTGCTCATTCATTAATAATCACCACCTTTCAGTGGTAATTATACGCTATCAAGTTTTCAAAGAACGTAGGAGGTGAAGACATGACGATCACGAAAGCAAAACAATTATACAGTCAGCTAGGAATGCAACAATGCTATGAATTGTGTAATGACTGGCTCGATGAACAAGATATTTTATTTGCAATCAAAAATAAAATCATCCCTGAATTAACGTTTCAAGCTATATGCAAGGATGCCATTCCAGCATGGTCTGTAAAACAAAAGATTAATGCAATGCCTACAGTGATGATTGGCTAATCGCCTTTCCACAATTTCAATAGTAACAGCAGGCGATGCGAATAAAAATCTCCAAATTTTCACTGTTAAGGGGGTGATAGGATTGGTAATTTCACAAGAACAATTAGGCCAAGAGTTGCAAAACGCCATGGCCCGACAAGACATTACAGCTAAAGAGCTAGCTTACCGTTTAGGACTTAAATCAGTCTCCACAATTTCAATGTGGACACGAGGAGAGCGACAGGTTACAGAAGCGCGTTTATACGATTTGTGTCGTGTGCTTGATGATTGGCGATTTAGATTTAAAGTCGCTAGTTACATCGCCGGTATTGACCTGTTAGGTGATAACGAATATCAAGACAACGTACTAGCACAACATAATCGCGTGCTAAAAGAAGAAAGCGAACGAAAACAAGTTGACCCGATTTATTACGACGTAATTAGTCGTGGTGCAACTGATGATGAACAGGTCATTATGGAGCATGACAAGGAAAGTTTCGAAGAAATCCAAGCTGAAATTAGTGAGTGGGTCACTGGAAAGGAGCAGATCTTATGCAAACAGACGATTTAGATAATTTTCTAAAATCTTTGAAAAAGCCGGCAATTCAAATGCTTAGAAAGGCAATTGATGAAGCGAGTCAAAACGAAGAGAAATTTTATGTTAAAAAAGCAACGGCGTGCAGGATTCTGGATTGCGACAATAAAACATTTAACGAACATTTTGCTGGTCGGATTGATGTCTATTATCTAGGTGATTCGAAAATGAAACGTTACTTGCGTAGCGACGTTGAGAGCTTAGCTAACAAGGTGAAGGTATAGGAGAGATGAATATGAATTTTTTAGTTTTTATGGGCGCGGCATTTGTTGGATTGGTCGTTGATAGAATTCTTATTTTTCTGGACGATCCAAAAGATAACATCAAATATTTTGAAAATAAAAAGAAGGGGAATCGTTATGTTACCAAGAGACGTTAAGACAATAAAAAAATCCCGCACTGGCATGCGGAATCTAACAGCTGTGAATATTATTTACACCTTTATCTTATCACCGAAAGGGGATGTAGACAATGACTAACGCAATTGCAGATGTGTCAAGCCATGTGGAATTTAAGCCAGCTGAATTAAAGCTCACTAATCGGGATGCCATTATGGAGCGTGCTAAAGAGATTCGCGATCAATTTAAGATGGACAATCCAGTTATTACATCGGAGAACTTAGCTGGTAACAAGCTCGTCTTAAGAGATTTGAAAAAACAAAAAAGGCTGCTTGATGAAGCACGCTTAAAGGTTAAACGGGAATACAACAAACCTCTGGATGAATTTACTTCGGATATTAAGAAAGCCCAATCCATCATTGATGAGGCTATTAATCCACTGGAAATCGCAGTTAATGACGTTGAAGAGAAGCAAAAGCAAGAACGTAAGCAACGGATTATGGACGTGGCTACGCAGATATTTGAACAATACGAAGTTGACATTAACGACTTAGAATTTGATAAACATTGGCTGAACAAAACTTATCAGAAGACCAAACGTGAGAATGAAATCATCGCCCAAGCAGTTGAACTTCGTAAACGAAAAGACCAGCTTGCTAAGGATGCCGAAGCTGTTAATAGCCTGGCAAATGGACGTAATATTGATCCAGAGCCATTCATCCAACAATTACAAAATGGCATTCCATTAGCCGATGTAACACAGAATATTGATACCGCGGCCAAACAGGCCGAACAACGGAAAGAACAACAAGAACGGCTTGAGATTGCCCGTAAAGCGCAAGAACAAGCTGAACTCGAAGCCAGAACTAAACAAGTTGGTGACAAGCGCGTTGATAAGACGACCGGTGAGGTCGTGGATGAGTATCGGACGTTTAAATTCAAGGCGAAAGTCAACATTGAACAAGCAAAGGCATTAGTTAACTTTCTGAAAAATAATGAGATTGAATATGAAACGGAGGCTGTCTAAGATGAGTGATTTACTTGAGAAATTGGATTTGTCACAGTTGGAGAATGTTAAATACATCTACGAATTAAAAGCTAAGTTTAATCAAGAGCTGGCAGAATTCCACAGCAAAGTTAAGCCACCAGCTAAGAACGGACACGTTAATTACCGTACTAAAGCGGGACAGAAAAAATATGACTACGTTCGGCTTGAGGATCTGATTAAGTCGATTGATGAGGCACTAAAAGGTACAGGGTTGACTTGGAATCAAGACTCTGAAGTCAAAAACGGAGCCATTAGGGTTCGCACATCCTTATTATCTAGTGATGGATACGAACAAGTTGGTTCGTGGTTAGAAATTAAGACCAGCGGTGATCCACAATCAATCGGTAGCGCACTGACCTATGCTAAGCGTTACTCACTGGGCACTGCATTCGGAATTAATAGTGAAACGGATGACGACGGTCAGCAATCACAAAAGACTAACGCCCGCACTAATGCGAAAGCTACAGCACCTAAGTCACAAGCATCTCGACCGCAGGCACAAGCTCAACCTCAACCTAATAATCCTGATCCGTTAATCAGTCAGCCGCAATTACGGTTAGTTAACGACAAGCTAACGAAGCTCAGTCAAGCCAAAGGTACTAACGCTGACACCGAAGCTCAACATTATCTTGCAATGGTACATCTTACTAAGTTAGAAGACCTGACCAGCAGTCAAGCCATTATGTTAGTTAGCCACTTGGATAAGGATATTAAGCAAGCAGAGGCTAACCGACCACGGCAACAGGCACCAAAACAATCGTCGGATGACCTAGATGCATGGTTAAACAATAGAGGGGTGACAACCCATGCCTAGTGAAGAGCCTAATTACTACTCAATCATCCCGTCCTATATTAGGTACGATGATCGACTACAGCCCAGAGCAATATTGTTGTATGGAGAGATTACAGCGTTAACCCACACTAATGGGTATTGCTGGGCAACTGATTCATACTTCGCCAACTTGTATAAAGTCTCCAAAACGACCGTGCAGAGCTGGCTTGGTTCGCTAGAAAAATGTGGTTATATCTCAAGAAAAAAAGTTTACAAAGAGGGTACTAAAGAAATCAAGAATAGGTATATAAAAATTTTTGAGTACCCTACCCAAGAAAATTTGGGTACCTACCCAAGAAAACTTAAGAACCCTACCCAAGAAAACTTGAGAGAGAATACTACAACTAATAATACATTTAATAATACAAGTAATAATAAAGACCGTGTAAAGCCACCTAAACCGGTGGCCAAACGTGAGTGTTTCGAATCGCTATGGAAGCTGTATCCGAATAAGAAAGGCAAAGAATCAGCGTTTAATTCCTACAAGCGATCGATTAAGGACGGCGTTACTGACGATGAAATTAAGCAAGGTATTAATAATTACCTGGCAGAAATCAAGGCTAAAGGCACCCCTAAACGGTATATCAAACATGGTGATACATGGTTCCGACAAAAGGGGTGGCAGGATGAATACGACACGACACCTGACACAGCAGCGGGGCGTAAACGACCAGTTACCGTTAGAGAGACGTTGCCGGATTGGGCCCAGGATAAAACTACAGTGCCAGAACCTAGTAATACTGAATCTGTCCCAACCACGGAAGAGATTAATGCCAAGTTGGCCAAGCTAAGAGCTAGAAGAGAAAGCAGGTGAGATTGTGCAACGAGCAAGAGCAGAGCAACGTGGTAATGACCTAATCATCCACCTGGATCGCCCACTTAACCAAGACCACATAGAAACTGTGAGCGGCGCACGTGGCCAGTTCTACGTCGATTTCGAAGTAGCCGATCCACGTAAGGCGAGAGTTAAGCAACGGCGCCTGTTCTTCGCCTTGTTGCACGACATTGAACTGTGGTCTTTCGAGCCGAAGGACTTCTTGAAAGAAATGTTCTATACCCAGTACGAGATTTACACGGCAGGTAAGACTATCAGCCTTGCAGACGACACCAAGTCAACCGTGAGCGATGCTAACGTGCTATTAGACTTAGTAATCGACTTCATGTTTACGTGGCACGTGCCATTCAAGAAAGGCTATGAATTGCTACCGCGTGAGGAAGAGTATTACTTATTCCAGTGCTGTAGACATCGGATTTGCACAATTTGTAGCAGGCATGCGGACATCCACCACGTGGAGCCAATTGGTAGTGGCATGGACAGAACCAAGGTCGACCACACCAAGCGCCACGTAATGGCATTGTGCCGCGACCATCATAGTGAGATTGAGACGATTGGGCCGAATCGGTTTTCGATGCGCTATCACGTCCCGGTAGAAGGCGTGAAATTAGATGTTGAAACACTTAAAAAGATTGGAGTTAGAGGAAATTATGAACAAGAAACCAATGGACGAAGAAACGAAAAACATAATCAAGAAAGCGTTGGATGATGGCATGTCATTCGATGAAGCTATGGAAAAGATTGAACGTACTAATAGCGATGATGATTATGCGGAAATTAGTTATTCAACCGTAAAAGGGACGGGATATATTTTTGGCAATGTGGACGAAGCTGCTAATGGAATCTTGATATTGATTAACCAGTTGCTAGATGCATTAAACAATGACCCGGAACGTAAGCAACATGTAATTAGAGACATAAACGAATTGATGATGAAGCAGACTTTAGGGATGCTAAAAGCGAATGGTGTCCCAATGGATCAAATCATGGAGGTGCTGAGTGAAGATGAATGATGATTATAAATTAGGCTATGAAAATGGCCAAACAGATATGTTATTAGAACTAGGGAATAAATTACGTGCCATGAGTGAACCTTTGTTTCAAAAGTTAATAAAAGAGCAGAAACTTAGTGCAGATGAAGATGTACGTTTAACGGTGCTTAATGAAATTAGAGACTGGGAAGAAGAAATGGTGGAGGATGTAACTGATGATTAATCGAACCGTATTAGTTGGCCGGCTCACCAAAGATCCAGAAATCCGTTATACCCAATCAGGGACGGCGGTGGCCAACTTTACCATGGCTGTGAACCGGCAGTTTACCAACGCTAATGGCGAGCGAGAAGCGGACTTTATTGGTTGTATCATTTGGCGAAAGGCGGCCGAAAACTTCTGTAATTACACGCATAAAGGATCATTGGTCGGGATTGACGGTCGGATTCAAACGAGTTCGTACGAGAAGGAAGGTCAGCGTGTTTACTCAACCCAGGTGGTTGTAGATAGCTTCTCGTTGTTGGAACCGAAACAACAGAGCCAACAACGTGGCCAGCAATCTAACGCTAGCGATGCTTTGCATGACAATTTCGAGCAATCGAATAACACTTATGGTCAAAATAATAACGGATACGGACAGAATAATAACAATCCTGCGCCAAGTAATAACGATTTTGGCATTAACGATGACGATTTGCCATTTTAGGAGGAAGACAATGATAACGCTTGAAAGTATCAAAAATGGTATTGAATTGCAAAGAGAAGAAGCCTTGACGAAAGTTGTTAAAGCAAAGCCTGGAACACGAGAGTATACGTATGCGTTAGGAGTTAGAGATGCTATTACTGACTGTTTGAATTATGTAATATCTGGAATTAATGAATCGGAGCAAGAAAATGAATAAACCTCAATTAGAAAAATGGCAGCGTCTGGATAAGGCTTTCCCAAACAAGCCCAAAATCGACGATGAAACGGTAGATAGGCTTGTTAAGGCGATGCGCGAGGATTTTTTTAAACCTGAATATATGTATGGGGATACATGTTTTACAGGTGGCCACCGTGGAATACTTATCTCGTCTCGCGATGGGATTATTGAAGTTTGGCACATACATCATAAATAGGGGGGATGAATGATGGGAAAATAACTGACTTTAGTGGCAGGACTAAACAAGAAGAATGGAAGAAGATACCGCGCCTATTGAATAAATGGACCATTAGCAGAAAAGATAATGCTTTTACCGAAAATATCAAAGTTGGCGACACATTTACAGATGATGATGGAGGAGTCTGGGTGATTATCCAAATGATTGGTATTAGGACCAGGTCAACTCTACCTAGAATAGCAAATTTCATTATCTATACTGATGTGATTGCACAGAATGCAGGGATCTACGATTACGAAGTTAAAAAACATGAAGTCGATTTTTGGCGGCAAACCAAAGTAAAAACGGCGAAAAATTCCGATGGTATAAAAGGTTACGAGCCAGTTTATAAAATAGGTGATTTGATAAACCTTAGTTATGGTGATTATCGGACACTTGGCAGAGTTAGCAACATCGTGGATTATAAACTTAATTTCGGATCATACAGCTATTCGTATGACATTGAAGAGATTCAGCCATGGCCATTTGCCGAAATTAGAAATGCGGTTAAAAAAGAGAGATTAAATAATGTTGAACTAGAACCTAGTTCAGAAAAAGTTACTAAGATCAATTTCAAAAATTAGGGAGTAAGACGATGCAAAGCGGAATGATGGTTAAGATTTTTGAAAACGACTATCGCAATTTTTTAGAAAATGAAATTAATGAATTTTCGGCTGATCACAACATACAACAAGTTTCTATTTCAACAGGCGTAAATAACTACAAAAGATATTATGTAGCCGTTGTATTGTACACAGAAAATTAAAGGAGGGATGCAAAATGAAAATTAAGCTACTAATGAGTTTGCTAATTGTAGCCGCGTTGATGTTATTCGTGGCGCATCCAGTTGGCACACTAGTAACTGCTGTGTTGGCGTTATTTTTACTTAGTTAGGGGTGATTAAATGAAAGATATATTCCAATTTGCATACGGGCTAATTAGATGGCTAATGATAATCCTAATAGCCTGGGCAGCGGTTTTATCAGCTATTAGAGGGATTATATTCCTCTTCCAATTTTTCTTTTAGGCAACAAAAAAGCCCCACAGCTTCACTTGCTATGAGGACAATCAATAATCTAATTATAGCACACAGGAGACTATGGGGGATGGACGTTTTGGCAATACCACAAATAGACCGCAAGGGGACAGCGCGGAAGGTTAAAAAGTTTTTTGAATATGATTATCCAGGCATATGTAGACGGGCAGGCAACAATCCAGCGGGAATCAAAGCTGTTGTGATTGATGGGATGCCAAAATCACCGTCATTTGATAATAGTTCAGAAGAAAAGTTAACCGATTTTATTGAGAAACAGGTTGATTATGAAAAAGTCGTTAAGGCCATTAGGGCATTAGACGAAATGTCTAAGGACATCATCATGTACAACATAATAGAGAAGCAGAGCAATAGCTGGTGTTACAGGAGATTCCACATGACATCATCAAGATATGACGACTATAAAAAATACGCACTAAACGCTTTTGCAGACTCGTACGAATACCAAACTTTTGGAGAAACTGATCTCCATGAATACTTATCGGATTGAAAAAATCGGAAAAACGTCGGAAAAAGAGCGGAATTTTATCGGAAAAACGTCGGAATTTTTGGGGCAAAAAAGGCGTTAGAATGTTAGTGTCGAAGGATTGAGGGATACCAATTAATAGATTTCCTTACTGCGTTTCTCCATTAGATTTATATATTTTGCCCATCAACCTCAATCCTTCGGCAAATTGTAGGTGTAGCTCAGTTGGTAGAGCACCTGACTGTTAATCAGGAAGTCGCAGGTTCGAATCCTGCCATCTACGTTGCGGTTAAAGCCGCAAATGCTCCGAGTTGAAAGCTAAGGCAAGGCAGATGGTTCGCGTGTGGAAAGCGTATGAGGTTCGATTCCTCATTGCCTTATAGAGGATAGCATGAACGGCACATGCAATCTGGCATCTAGCAACTCTTGGTTAGTCGCGAATGATTGAGAGCGAACGGGTGTAGATTAAGAGCCCAGGTGTTGTAGCTCAGTGGTAGAGCGCTTGATGGATAATCAAGAGGTCGCCAGTCCGAATCTGGTCAGCTCCACTATTAAGGCTTTGCAGGGTTCGAGTCCCTGCTCCTCTTATTAATCCTGTAACTCAATGGCTAGAGTTCTCAACTTATAATTGAGATGTTAATGGTTCGATTCCATTCAGGATTAGAACGGGTGTGTTTGACGTAGTTGGTAGCTACGGAAATGCAAACACGAAAGAAGTCTGGCGGAGATACATGAAAGGTCAGCATGAGTCCTACTCGGAAACCATCGGGGACAACTACCAGGTGAGATGTGGCGGAATAGGTAGACGCTTAGGACGTAAGAAAGTACACGCCTTGGTCATGGGAATGACGTGCTTAATAAGCTATGTCAGGAATGCGAACGAAGTAGCATACCCGTCGATAAGTTACTTTCATGTGGGGTGCAAATCCTCGCCGTCTCATATTCTTAACAAAAAAGAGAGTAATAGTTATGAAAATGACGAAATGGGGCTACATTAGCCCAACCGAGATACGAATATTTAGTGATCTCGACAAACAGTTTAAACAACATAAGAAGGACGATCCTAAAGCGGACCGTCCTTTTATTGTGCCCGAAAAAGAAAGAGAAACTATTAAGATTGATTGGAGGCGTGGTGATATGTGATGAGTAAACAAGAGCAAGCAGAGAAAGATTATCTCTCTGGTATGAAGTACAAAGACATAGCATCTAAGTACGATGTTTCAATTAATACAGTTAAATCGTGGAAAAACCGTTATGGTTGGCAACGTGGATCCAAAAAGGGTGCATCTCCACCTGAAAAAAGGGTGCACACAAAAGTAAAAAAGGGTGCACACAAAAATGAAGGTGTGGATGATGAACTAAATGCCAAGCAAGAACTGTTTTGTCAATTAGTAGGTGCTAAAAGATTGCCGTTATATCAGGCATATATGATTGCGTATCAAGTAGCTGTTGATACCAATGCAGTTAGAGTTAAAGCTTCACGGCTAAGAAGCAATCCTAAAATTGATGAAAGAATTGTTAACATTCAGCGAGAAGTAGCGGCTAAACATAAATGGTCGTTGGACACAGTGGTTGGAGAGTTGACATTCGTACATGACGCTGCCAAAGCTGACATCATTATGGATGGATTACGAAAGGCTAACTCAGACGCCATGCTGAACTCACTCGACCGCATTACTAGTCTGTTGCATATTAGTGACGAAGGCAAGCGGGCTAAGGCCGAAGCGGACATTGCACAGTCGAAGGCTAACGAGGTCAACTCTAATGGCGGTGACGGCAACATTGTAATTGTAGATGAGTGGAGTGATGATGATGACACCGACGATTAATATCCAGAAAGAAGTGCAACCGCACTTTAAGCGCATCTGGCAAACGGATTGTCCTTACATCTTGATGTGCGGTGGTCGTAACTCGTTTAAGTCGTCTACAATTGCTCTTAAGCTGGTAATGATGATGACGTCCTACATTATTAATGATGATGTGGCCAACGTTGTTGTTATCCGCAAGGTGGCCAACACGATTGCCGATTCAGTGTTTCAAAAAATTCAGTGGGCGTTGCGCAAATTTGGGATAATTAGCCAGTTTAATGCGAAGTCGCATCCCTATAAAATCGTGCATAAGCGAACAGGATGCGCATTCCATTTCTATGGCCAAGATGATTTCCAAAAATTGAAATCTAATGACATTAACAACGTGATTGCGGTGTGGTACGAAGAAGCGGCTGAATTTAAAGACGCCGAAGAATTCGACCAGACTAATTCAACGTTCATCCGGCAGAAGCATCCGAAAGCCAAGCAAGTTAAGTTCTTCTGGAGCTGGAATCCACCACGAAACCCGTATGAATGGATTAATGAGTGGACGGAAAAGCAACGTGGTAAAAAGGGATGGCTAGTAGACAAATCTAGCTATCTAGATGACGAGCTGGGATTCGTCAACGACCAAATGTTGATTGAAATCAACAATATCAAGGAATCTGATTATGATTACTACCGCTATCTGTACTTAGGTGAAGCGGTGGGGCTTGGGACAAATATCTATAACATGAACCTATTCCATCCCCTTGATGCGTTTCCAGAAGATGAATACTTGATGAACATTTATTTCTCACAAGATAGTGGTCAGCAGACATCAGCCACAACTGAAAGTTGCTATGGATTGACGAACACAGGCAAGGTAATCCTGCTTAATACGTACTACTATTCGCCTGTTGGCAAGGTCAATAAGAAAGCACCGAGTGACTTCGCCGAAGACCTCCACAAGGTCGAACACGAATGGATTGAACGTTGGGGGATGGAGCCGTGGAAGAAGTCCGCCGATAGTGCGACATCTGATTTTGCGTTAGATCATGAAATGATTAAGCGATATAACGAGCGTTACCACCACGTTAAAAAGGTGGATAAAACACAAATGATTGACAACGTCCAGCATCTACTTGCAACTGGGCGTTTTTATTATCTCGATATACCAGAAAATGAAATCTTTATTAAACAGCATCAGAAATATCAATGGGATGAAAAAACGGTTAACACCGATGATCCAAAGGTCATTAAGGTGGACGACCATACGTGTGACCAGTTTCAGTACTTTGTATTAGATAACCTAAGAGACCTCGATTTGAAATGGTAGGTGATGCACTAATGGACATTGTCCAAAAAATTAAAAACATGTTATGGAAGGGGGCGGCAGTAGTGGGAGCAACGAACTCATTATCGCGGATCGTTGATGATTCACGAATTAGTATGAGCGCCGCGGAATACGACCGAATTGTCAAGGATTTCAAATATTACGCTAATCGTTATGACAAGGTTAGCTACATTGATGCTGAAAACGTTAGACGCTATCGGCCGTTTAATTCGGTCAATCTAACTAAACGAGCGGCACAACGAATCGCTTCGATTGTGTTCAACGAACAATGCGAGATTAGCTTTGATAATGACGAGGTGGGCGAATACCTGAATGACGTCCTGAGCGCCAATGATTTCAAAAATCAATTTGAAATGAATCTTGAAAAGGGCGTCGTTGCTGGTGGGTTTGCTATGCGTCCTTATGTTGGAACAGACGGCACCATCAAGATTGCATGGGTGAGAGCGGACCAATTCTTTCCGTTGCAATCCAATACCAACTCAATTAGTGAAGCCGCAATCTCAAGTAGAACGGTGGTTAGTGAGCATGACCGCAACGTCTACTACACCTTGCTAGAATTCCACGAATGGAAGGACAACAAGTACGTGGTAACCAACGAACTCTACCGTTCGGAGACGGCAGACATTGTTGGTAATCAGGTGCCGCTTGCAACGCTATACCCAGACATGGAGCCACAAGCTATCTTTGACGCGGGAGGGATGATTAAGCCGTTGTTTAGCTATTTCCGTATGCCAGGCGCTAACAACATCTCGTTAGAGAGCCCGTTAGGCATCGGCATTGTAGATAATAGCAAGACTGCTCTCGACAATCTGAATTTAACTCATGATTCGTTTATGTGGGAGATTCGGAATGGTAAGCGTAAGATTGCGGTGCCGGAAGAGCTGATGAAGTTCGATAAGCACACCCACCGACCAATGTTCGACACGGATACGGACGTTTACGTGAAGATGATTGGGGATGATATTTCAATCCAAGACATGACCAACGACATTCGGGTACAACAGTTTACTGATTCCATGAACGCATGGTTACGGGAATTCGAAGCCAACATCGGCATGGCACCCGGAACGTTTAGTTATGACCCGCACAATGGGATGCAGACGGCCACAGCGGTGGTTAGCGAGAACAGCATGACTTATCAGACGCGGTCTAGCATCTTGACCAATGTAACGGCCGCCATTGAGCAACTATGTGTCTCAATCCTAGAGCTGTCTATGGCATCTAAGCTGTTCCCTAATGGAGAATCGCCATTTACATTACCGAATGATTTTGACCTGAATGATATTGGGATTCATGTTAAGTACGACGATGGGGTCACAGTCGACAAGGATAAGCAGATGGAAGAGGACTTGAAAAACGTGGTGGCTGGTGTACTGTCGAAGACTACATTCTTACAACGCAATTATGGATTGTCCGAGGACGATGCCAGAGAGGAACTAGCTAGGATTCAAGCCGAACAGCCAGACGCTGACACGATTGGTGGCCAACAGACTACGGAACTGGGTGGTGGTGATGGTGATTGATTACTGAAAAGAACATGTCTAATAAGGCAGATTCGATTGTCGACCTTTACAGCGAATTGCAACAACAGATTATATTCCGGATTATCAACCTAATCGGTGCGACAAATGCTGATAAAGTTGATGCAAGTAACGTGTTGTTATGGCAGGCAGAGCAACTCAAGAAAGCTGGCCTATTGAACAATCAGACTATCGAGTTACTGGCAGACGTTACCGGCAAAGCTGAATCACAGATTCGCTCACTGGTCCTGGACGATGGCCAGACGATTAACAATGAGATTAACCGCCAGCTGGAACATCTTACGGACGTGCATCCCAAAGTGATGCCAGATAACAGCAACATCCTAAGCAATTTGCTAAATCAAACGTACAAGGACATTAACAACGTCACTAATGAGACGCTAGGTGGCAATAATCAAGCCAATAACGCGGCTGTGCGGGCGTTTAGGAAAGTGGTCAATCAATCAACTGTCGAGACAATAAGCGGTCTTAAAACGCACGAGAGAGCCATTAACGATGCCATTTATAAATTAGCTGATTCTGGATTAGAAACTAATCTAGTTGATTCAGCAGGGCGTCGTTGGGCGCTAGATAGCTATGTGAGGTCAGTAATCAATACCACTGCGCACCGGACGTTTAACGAAACAAGGATGAATTCAATGAATGAATTCGGGGTAACGCTGGTTACCATGGACAGTCACGCTGCATCCCGGCCAGCCTGCGCACCAATTCAAGGTCACATCCTGAATCGAGTGCCAAGGGATGACCCTAACTTTGACAGCGAATACGATACGATTTATGACCACGGCTATGGTACGCCAGCCGGAACGCAGGGCGTTAATTGTCACCATTCGTTGTATCCATACGTCAAGGGTGTGAGCACTAATTCATTTAAGCCGTACGACCCGGACAAAGCCATTAAAAACGGTCAAATTCAACAGCAACAGCGGGCACTTGAGCGCAATGTTCGGAGGGATAAAAAGATGTTGGAAGTGGCCAAACGGTTGCATGACGAAGAGAAGATTAATCACTACAAGAACATGCTGGCTACCCATCGTGGTAGGATTCGCCAGCTAGTTAAGGATAACGATTTCTTATACCGCGATTACTCGCGGGAAAAAACATATAACTAAATACATCGACCCGAGTACGTCGTTAAACTGCTTATTTTTTATGCACAATATCACACGCAGTCGTGACTGCGACATCAAAAACGAAAGGATCGTGCAGACATGGAAAGAAAATTTTTGAAGGAAAAACTCGGATTGGCGGATGACATCGTTGACCAAGTGCTTGCTGAAAACGGCAAGGACATTGAAAAGGTGGAAGCCAAGCTTAACACTGCCAACGACCAAATAACGTCGCTACAGGGACAGCTGGAAGACCGGGATGGTCAACTCAAAGACCTTAAGAAGAGTGCCGGCGACAACGAAGAACTTAAGCAACAAATTGCCGACCTCCAGAAAGCCAATGAAGATACCAAAAAGAATCTGGAATCCCAGTTGCAACAGACGAAGGTGAACAGTGCTATCAATCTAGCATTGTCCGGAGCCAAGGCACGCGACGCAAAGGCAGTTATGCCGTTCATCAATCGCGACACATTAAAGCTTAACGAAGATGGCAGTGTGGCCGGGCTTAAAGAGCAAATTGAAGCCGTCAAGAAAGACAAGGGGTTCTTATTCGAATCTGACGAATCTAAGCCAGACGGCAAGCGTATAAACGTGTTTCAGCAAGGTAATCCGAGCGGTGGTGAATCGGGTGATTCACTAGTTTCAAAAATTGCTAGTAGATTAACAGAAAAATAGGAGGAATAAATTATGCCAGTAGTATTAGATTCAAGAGACATGGCTGAAATTGACAAGCAATTCCAAGCCGATAGTCAAGTATGGAACGTTCTACAAGGGGGAGCAAGTGGAATTACCGCTGCCGACTTTGTAGGAGCCAGAGAAGTACGCATTAATAAGATGAGTGGCTTCGTTCAACCTTCAGAATACAAGCGAAATGAAGACAACGGGCGTTCAAAGATTAATGTTGAAAAGGAAACCGTAAAGCTGACCCACGAAGATTGGTTCGCCTACGACATGGACGAATTGGACATGTCAGAAAATGGCGCTTACCAGGTCAACAATGTGGTTGAAGAGCACCAACGCTTAATCACTGTCCCACGTCGTGACAAAGTAGCTGTTCAAGCCCTACATGACAATGCAGGCAAGACAGTTGGCGACACGATCGACGAAAAGAACGCGTTAGCCGCTTACGATGAAGCTGAAAAGTACATGTTTGATACAGAAGTCCCTGGTGGATTCGTAATGTTTGCATCGGCAGACTATTACCAGAAGCTTAAGAATGCCAGTGGAGTTAGTCGGACATTTACCACTAATCAAATGGGCATCAACGGCATCAACCGGACTGTTGCCCAATTAGATGGCAGTGTTCCAATCTTGCGTGTTTCAAAAGACCGTTTAGCCGGCCTAGGTTTAACCGATAACATTAACTTTATTCTGACTCCACTAACAACGGTGGCACCAATTGTTAAGTATGACAATGTTTCGGTAATCACACCGGACAGCGACCGTAATGGTAACCGTTACACAATTAAGGGACTAAGCTACTTTGATGCTATTGTCCTAGACAATGCTAAAGCTGGTATCTACATGTCAGCAACCGCTGGCGACGCGTCAAAATAGACGCCCCATCCGGGGTAACCGCACCCCCGACTAAAGATGGGGCACTTATTGGAGCTAAGTAGGTGATGAGATGGATTATCAAACATACACCGACCTCGGATTTAGCAAGCTTAAAAAAGAGGATTTCGATTCAGTAATTGTTGATTCTGAAATGCTATTGGAAGAAGTAACCCGACATTTCTACGATCCATACTTTCATTCACTGAAAGACGATTTAAATTCGGATGATGCATTCCTAGTGTATCGCGCGACTCAATACGAGAAAGCAACCGCTTTGCAGTGCGAATTTGAATTCGAATCAGGGCTCAACTCGCCGGTTGCCCGCGCCGATAACGACGTGAAGAGCATCTCTATTGGACGGACTACCATTCAATCGGACGGTTCAGGGATTGCCACAGTGACGTATGGCAATAGCGGCGTTGTAAGGACAGCTATTAGTATGTTGGCTAACACAGGACTAATGTATCGAGGAGTTGATAGTCGATGATACCGAAGATACCGAAACGTATGGCAATGCAGACGGTGACGCTTAAGGTGCCGACCGGGGATGTTGATGTCTGGGGTAAGCCCGAATATGAGAAGGTAATTATCCGGAATTGTGTGGTTCAACCACAGACAATCTACTCCGGTACCAATAACGACCGACAGATTGTGGCCAACGCCATAGTCTTTTTTTATTCGGGAATTACAACGCCGTTGCCCGTGCTGAAACATGGTGCGGTCAATAACTACAAGCTAATATTTGAAGACGTAGAGTACACCGTTACCAACATCGTTGACAATCGGCATCCCTACAGCAATGACGTTTATTCGTACGAATTGGAGGTGCTGTGATGGCTTTCAATGTGGACTTGAATTTGAGTGAATTTAACAAGGTTCCCGATCGTTTTAACAATGGCGAGAAGTTGGCAGTCAATCAGGCCATGACCGAGATGCAACAATTCGTGCCAAAACGAACTAATGCATTACGGCAAAGCGCCACGTTAAACGTGAGTGGTCATTCAGTCGTTTACCACGCACCTTATGCTAAGGCGCAGTTCTACGGGATGATTAACGGCCATAAGGTCAAGCACTATACCACGCCTGGCACTAGTCGACGCTGGGATTTGCGTGTAAAAGGTGATAGCCAAAAGATGGCTAATATCGAACACGCCTTTATTGAGGGGAGCAAATTGTAATGGACTTAATTGTGAGGTTGGTTGAAACAATCAACGACCAGTGTGACCTGCCTTATCCAGTAATCGCTGGTTATCTAAAGCCAGGTGAGTGCATAGGATTAGTGCCTGATCCTGGTTCGTCGACCATCGACGAAGACTGGTCAGGAAACAAAACTAAGCGTATGAATTACACCGTTGCAATGCGCACAAAAGACGCTGAAAAAGCGGACGAATTTATGTGGGAAATCAGCAACTTTCTAGAGATGGCTGATGATATCCCTAGTGCTGACAAAAGTTATATTTTTGAAGAAATTGAGCAGACCGGATTACCTAGCATGTCCGAACAGGACGAGCAAGGTTACACCGATTACATGCTCAATTTTTTTGTACAAATTATTACACGGACAAATAAATAGGAGGAATTTAAAATGCCTGAAAAGACTTTAAAACGACCAGAAAACTGGGTCAACAAACTAGAAATTGATCTAAACGGTGGCCAAGATCCAACGGCCGAAGGCGACGATGTTAAAAATGCTAAATGGGCAAACATTTCGCAAGGAATCTTGTCAATGACACCTGCTGCTAATGCGACATCTGAAACACAAAATTTTTGGAACGGTAAAGGCTGGGGTGAAACAGACGAAACTGGAAAACGAGTTACATTTGCCATTACTGGCCAACGCGTCGTTGGTGATCCAGCACAAGATTATATTGCAGCTCGCTTCATGGCAATGGGCGATGCCTTACGTACGTTAGTTCGCTGGACTGATCAAGGTGGAAATACAATTACCGCGAACTGCACGTTGACATCTATCGTTCCGTTCGGTGGTAATGCTAATGCCCGCCAAACATTCTCGTTCACACTTTCGATGAATGGTGTACCGGTACCTGGAACGAATGGAACTAACAACGATGATGGCACTGGTCAAAATGGAATCATTTCCGGGGATGGTGGCCAGTTGGGAAAATAGATTCCCCGTCCGGTGTCTCAGCTACGCCGAACAAAGACGGGGCAACCGTTAATGCTAATTAGGAGGTGCCAACATGGCAGACAGAAGTAATCAATCATTGGTGGCCTATAAGAATGGCAAGCCAGTTGCACAAGGCGACACCGGCACGTGCCAGGTAGCTATCACAGGATTAGCACCAGGTACTAAGGTAGCGGCTGGTGATTACCAGGTAGCATTTACAGATGGAACGAACACGTCCGATAAGGTCGATGTACCAGCTTTTAACGTCCCTGATGCTACCGTGGCAGTTACCGGCGTAACGCTATCGCAAAAGACGGCGTCGATGCACGTCGGTGATACAAAGCAAGTAACGGCTACAGTCGCGCCTGATGATGCCACCAATAAGAAGGTGACCTACGCTTCGGACAACGAAGCTGTGGCCACTGTAGCCGACGACGGCACAATCACAGCAGTGACCGAAGGCGAGGCTAATATCACCGTCACAACGGATGATGGAGGACTAACTGACAAGTGTGCGGTAACTGTTACCGCCACAGCTTAACATAACAATCAGTCGCCGAATAAATGCACAGTACCGGATCGGGGCGGCCATTAAATAAGGAGCGAATTAACATGGCAATTAACATTAATATTGATAATCAATTAGGACTGGTTTACTCGTTTAGAATCGCAGGCAAAGAACGTAAGTTAACCTATGACGATGAATGTGCGCTAGAAATCCAACGGGTTGAACTAACCGTAACTAAATCGTTACAAAATCTCGACAAGATGGACGAGGAAGAATTTAATGAAATGCCAGTTGATGATCAATTAGACTTTGCCCGTGATGAATATGCAGAAATTCGGGATGCTATTATTCCATTTTTCGACAAGTATTTTGGCGACAATGCTGGCCAAGAAATTTATGAATATTGCCACAACTCAACTCGGGCGCTTGCTACGATTTTTGGCGAAATTAACAAGTATCTTGACCAGACAAAAATCAAGTCTAAGTCCAAGAAGTAGGCGATAGTCATGCTGTCATTAACCGACAAGCTTGAATCAACAATGATGACCGGCATTGGCGAAGTGGAATTTAAACTGGCATTTAACAACGTTCTGGAATGGTATAAAGTCAGCGAGAATGACGACTTGAAATGGACTGCCAAAGTGGAACTTGGATGGCAGAACTTTTTTGACGGTTTTGGTCTGACATTCGAAACAGCTGACGATTATGAAGTGGCTGTTAAAGCGTTAGGAGACCTTAACGACTATATTCACCAGGAACCATATAACAACATCGAGGGCGATGACCAATCTGGCCCTTCGCCTAAATCATTTAGTTACACGCAAGACGCAGAGGCAATCTATGCGTCTTTTATTTTTGATTATGGCATCGACCTGCTGGATGAGATGGATAAATTGCGTTGGGAGAAGTTCAGAGCGCTATTTAACAATTTATCGGCTAAATCGCCATTAATGCGGATTATTGATATTCGCCAAAGCAGTACTGAAGGCCTTGAAGGCAACGCACTGACTAGCCTTATTGAAAAGCAGAATTATTATGCCCTAGAAGGACAAAGCACCAGTGCTGTTGATGATGCAATCGGGTCAATGTTCAACATGCTGGCCGTGCAAGCTAAGCAAGGTCAATAGTTACAGAAATAAAGAGAGAAGGGAGGTTAATAAATGGCAGATGGAACAATTAACATCGATGTGCTGTTGCACAAGGAGAAGTTCCTCCCGGATTATGAAAGCATAAAGAACCTGTTAACCAATCTAGGCACTAACACTGGCGACAAGATGGATCAGGACTTCACGGCGAATGCTGACAAGATGGCCAACAAAGCAAGGTCTGTTCATGATCGCATTCGCGAAGAGATGGGCAAGACGGTTAAACAAGTTATAAAGGCAGACACGACCGAATTTGACGAAAAAGTTAGTCGTGCTGACCGGAGCCGTCAAAAGTTCAAGAACCCGGTTAAACAGAGATTTAAGGCTGATTTTAGTGGTTTCAATCGTGGTATCAAAGGCATAACAAGGCAGATTGACACGTTCAAGGAGCACACCCACCGCATTCGGGATGTTATGGCCGGAACCTTCGCTGGCACGCTAATTACTAATGGACTTACCGCGATTGTTAACGGGTTAAAAGCGGCCACCCAAGCTGGTATGGCTTACAACAAAGAGCAAGATACCATGCGCACCGTGTGGACAGCGTTAACGACCGAAGCACCACGTGATGGTAAGGAGCTGGTCGACTACATTAACAGCCTGTCGCAACACTCTATCTATGCGGCCGACACCATTGACCGTATGGCACAATCGTTCTACCACGTTCATTCAAATGTCAAAGAAACGAAGGACTGGACTAACGCATTCGTTGCCCTAGGTTCGACGCTCCACATGAGTAACGATGCACTGGCAGAATCAGGTGAACAATTCGCCAAAATTGTCGCTGGTGGCAAGGCTTCCGCCGAAGACATGGCCGTAATGATTAATCGGTTCCCAATGTTTGGGGAAGCTTTGCAAAAGGCAACCGGTAAATCAATGAAGCAACTCTATGCGATGAGTGCGGCGGGTAAAATGACGGCCACACAATTCACTGATGCGCTTGATTACTTAGGTAAAAAGTACAAAGGCGGTACTGCCGAAGCGATGACTTCGTTCCAAGGAATGACTATGTACATGCAATCGCGTTGGCAAGTGCTTACTGGCAAAATCATGAACTCGTCCTTTAAGCTCACCAAGAGTGCGGCGAAGGATCTACGTGATTTGATGTCTGACGACATGATGGAAAAGTACGCCAAACTGGTGTCCGGAGCAATTAGCAAGGTTACCGAAGGCGTTGCCATCATGGTGCACTACATTGATAAGAACAAGTCCAGCATCGTTGACATCTTCGGTTCGATTGGAGAGATTGTTGGATTAGTCGGCAAAGGTGCTTGGGATGAGATTACTGGGATGTTTAAGATGATTCCAGGCGTCAAGTCAGATGGCATTAAAGGTGTTGCCGAAGGGCTAAAAGAAATTTCTAAACATAAAGATGCTGTGGAGAACGTTGGTAAGGTGTTAGTAACGTACTTTATGGCCAAAAAGATGGTTAGCGCGGCACACACGATTTGGGACATCTACAAAGGCTTAAAGAGTATTGCTAGCATACCATTTAAGGCGATTAAAGGTGTTTTTTCATTATTAAAACCCAAAAATATTAAATTAGGCGTTAAATGGGTCGGACAGAAGACACTAGATATAGCTAAGGGAGCGGTTGCTAAATTTGGAAAAATGAAGGCAAAAGCTATAGCTGCTGTAAAGTGGACAGGAAGAACGATCATTAAATTAGCCAGAACCGCTGTCCAAGGATTTAGCAAATTAAAAAGTTACGCTATTATGTCGGCTAAATGGACAGGTAAGACAGTTGTTAAACTAGCTCAAGCGAGCGTTCGTGGCTTTGGCAAATTAAAGAGTTCTGCCATTATAGCAGCCAAATGGACAGGAAGAACTGTTGTTAAACTGGCCAGAGCATCTATTACCGGCATAGGTAATCTTAAAAGTTATGCAATCTTAGGAGCTAAATGGGTAGGCGGTAAGGCTGTTAGTTTAGCAGTTAGAGGATTTACTTTAGTGCGTAATATAACTATGACTACACTAATTCCTGCCATGAGTTCTTTATGGGCATCTATCATGTCAATTAATGCCGCCATTTTGGCTAGTCCTATTACTTGGATTATTGCTGGGATTACAGCTTTAGGCGTGGCAGTCTATGAAACGTACAAGCATTTTAAGCCATTTAGGGATGTAGTAAATGGCATTGGTAGAACCTTCGTTAAAGTTTTTAAAGGTATTGGCTCATTTGTTGGCAACATCCTTGACGGTATTTGGAAGAAAGTTACAGGCGTCTTCAACAAAATCGGCGGTTGGATTTCCGATCACAATCCATTCAAAGGAGTTAGCAAATGGATTGGTGGCATTACAGGTGGCGGTAATAAAAAAGCTAAAAAGCCTAAGAAGACCACTAAAATTGCGCATGTTTCGAAGAAGGACATTGCAAATCTAAAAGCAGCAATTCCAGTTATGAAACAATACAAAACGGCTCTCAAAGGACTCAAAGAGGCTTTGAAAAAGAACGATCCTACCAAACTCTTAAAGGCAATGAATAAGCGACTTAAAAGTAGCATCGGTAGTTGGGGTAAGTTGGCCAAACCGATTAAGCAGATTGGTTCAGCTTTCAAGGCCTTAAACAGTTTTTCAAAATCCATGAAGTCGGATCCATTTAATAAGCTCAATCATGATTTACCTAAATTAGATAAGACATTGCGCAACAGCAAAATTGGTTCTAACTTGAAGAAACTCAAAAAACAACTTACTGATAACGACCCAACCAAGGTTATTAATAAAATTAGTAGAGCTATAAGTAAGAATAACAGCAAATGGTCTAAATTCGGGAAGTCGAGTAAGAAAGTCTCTGATTCAGTAGTTGCTTTAATTAAGGCGATGAAGAGCATTGACAAATCGAACTCGTTTAAAAAGTTAAAAGACCAGCTTTCTAAGCTTAATAAAACATTAGATAAGAGCAAAATTACTGACAATCTTAAGAAACTCAAAAATGGGTTAAAGAATAATAATCCTACAAGCAACTTGAAGAAGGTTACTAAAGGATTAAAAGATAACAATCCAACTAAGATCCTTAAATTGATGAATAAGGCTTTCAAATCTGCTACTAAAGATTGGAAGTCATTTGCCAAGACGGTTAAGACATTAGACAAGTCTTTAACTGGCTTATACAAGGAATTTACAAAGTTTGGTAAAGATAAATCTATTAGTAAATTGACCATGGGGATCAGATCGCTTGATAAAGTTATAAGTAAAAATAAGATTGGAAAATCTTTGAAGAGTTTGAAACAGGATTTGAAAAAATACAATCCAGTCAGTGAGCTAAAGAAGATTAGCAATCAAATTAGCAAAGACGCTAAAGATTGGAGCAAGCTGGCTAAGCCGATCTCAACGCTAGCTAAGTCCTTTAAGATGCTTTCTAAATCGATGAAGTCGATTGAAAAAAACAAAGGCTTGAGCAAGCTTAACAAGGATTTAGACAAGCTTGAAAAGACTGCTAAGAGAACCAAATTTGGCACAGAAATTAAAAAACAAATTGACGTGGCAAATAAGGCGGTTGGCAACACTGGCTTCATTAAAGTGTTCCATAATATGACTAATTCAATCGTCCACGACCTCAATCGCTTTAAGTCCAATTTTAAGCGTGACTGGGAACGACTCTGGAAGGATGCTGCTAGCGACGAAAAGAAGGAAGTCAACAAGATTGAGAGTGACTTATCCTCGTCAACCAACAAGATGCTTAAAACCGAGAACAGTTTCAGCAACTCGTTTGAAAAGACCTGGAAGTCGCTCGGCAACGCTTTACGTTCTAACTGGAAATCAGTCTGGAAGGACATTGCCGACCTGTCCAATTCAGGGATGCACAAGACTGCTGGTTACATTAACAGCGGTATCCAGGGCATTGACTATGTCCTCGGCAAATTCGGTGGATCCCCCAAGACCATTTCGCCGATTAAGTTCGCTAGTGGTACTGGATTAGTCGAGAATGGTCGTTTAACTCGTGGCACATTGGCCATGCTCAATGACGGTAACGATTCGCCGGAAACTAACAATGTAGAGCGGGTGGTTAAGGCTGACGGTAGCTCTTACGAGCCGGCCGGCAACAATGTACTGCATTATTTAGAGCCGGGTGATGCCGTGCTTAACGCAACTGAAAATAAGATGTTTAAGATGTCAGGACTGACGCACTTCGCGGATGGGACTGGCATTTTTAGTTCATCTTTATTTAAAGGCGTTAACGGTGGTTATCAACAATTAATCGAATTGGCTGAACGGCTAAGCTCAAACGTTAATAAGTCGTTTGCAGCGCTATTCAGCAAAAAGCCAAAAATCAAGGGTGATGTGCCTAAGGCGTTCGAAACAGTGTTTAAAAAACAAGCGGATAAGCAAGGTCAGAAATGGTGGGCGACCGTTTGGGACGTTATCAACGAAGCCATTGGCGGTGCTAGTGGTGATGCAACCGGATTGCTAAAGGCCGTTGAAAAATATGGTACTGGTAAGCCGTACGTCTGGGGCGCTACTGGCCCGGATAGTTTCGACTGTTCTGGATTAGTAATGTACGCCCTCAAGCAAGCGTTTGGCATCTCATACCCACATTTTTCTGGTGATCAGATAGCCCGGACGCAACATATTAGCAAGGATCAGCTTCGTCCTGGTGACCTGATTGGTAACGATGAACACATTGGTGTCTACGCAGGCAATGGTAAGTACTGGTCGGCGATGAGTCCAAGCTCACACCCTAACATTGGGATGAGCCCAGTGTCTACATTCCCCGGCACGCCAATCTATGGCCGTGTCCGCGGCTTAAAATCGGAAGACGACAACAAGAAGAAAGACACCAAGGCAGACAAGGGCTTAGTTGGCTTTGTTAAGAAGGAACTTGGCCCAGGCGTCTTTTCTTTCATTAAAAAGCACCTCGCACCATTGGTGATGGATTCGGACGGCGTTGGGACTGCTAGCGGTGGTAAGGTCTCCGGTGACCTAATCCGTGAAGCGGCGAAGATTGCTGGAGTCTCTATTTCGGCAAGTGACATTCGCCATATCGAGAGCGTTATCCAGCATGAATCGGGTGGCAATCCAACGATTGTTAACCACTGGGACAAGAACGCTAAATTAGGGCATCCGTCTAAAGGAATTCTCCAATTTATTGATTCAACTTTCATGCATTACGCGATGCCAGGACATAAGAACATCTTGTCTGCGCTCGACCAATTGGTGGCCATGTTTAACGACACAACCTGGCGTTCTGACTTAACCCTTGGCGGTTGGGGCCCAACTGGTGCCGTCCGGCATGCTAACGGTGGCTGGGGCCAATGGGGCAAGCTCAACATTTTCAATGAAGTCCCTGGTGAACCCGAAGTAGCTATCAATCCAAGCCGTGCAACAGCTGATGATTTAATTATGGAAACCATTGCGGAACGGCTAAAAAAGGCACCAAACGGCAAGTTAGCGCATGCGCTGAATGCAATCAGCCATGTGCCAGAGCAAGCCCATCAATTTGCCGGCAAGGCAATCGCCAATGTTAGCAATCCTATTAACACCGGGGTTAGCGTGGCAACGGCTGGCGAAGGTGGCAACATCAACACCACCGTTTACCTTGATAGCAAGACGATTGCTGATGTTACCTATCCAATCAATCAAGCACGACAAGCTAAGCAAATAACGATTGAAACGAAGAAGAGAGGTGGATTTCATTAATGACAGAAAGCATCTTAATCCAGCATCTGGACGGCACTACGTACAATCTGGATGACCTGGACATTCGGGTGATTACTTTTGACCCGCCCAGTCCAGGGTACCAACATACCTTCACCCAGATTCACCAAACGAAAGCAACACAGACCGCCTCCCAGATTCAGCAGACGACGATTCCACTAGTGGTACAGGTTAGAGCGAACGACGTTTACGATTATGAACTAATGCGGGAACGAGTGCTGCGTGTGTTCCCCGGTTACGAATCGTTCTATGTGATTAACATGCGCATTCCAATGATTCGTTGGAAAGTTAGCGTAGATGGGTTCAGTTATCCACGGCTGAATAACTTCTGGTTCACGCAACCAATCACGATTAATCTAATGTCGGAGGATGGGTTCGCCGAATCTGTTTCAATGACGTCGGAAGACAACTTCACCAAGTTTGACAACAAGTGGGGACTCGGAATGAACCTACCGAAGGATGTAGATTACTCATATAAGTTCACGACGAACAAATTTGACGTCTACAATCTCGGTAATATTCCACTTAAGGCCGAAGAACGTCCGGTGTTGTACGAGTTTCAAGGAACCGTGGCTAACGGGCTAACGATTACTAACACGACCACCGGTCAAACATTTAAATATAATAAGGGGTTGAAAAACAGTGATAAACTACAAATCTACGGGATGAAGCCCGTTTTAAATAACCAATTAGCATTTCAAGATTGCAATCACGCTTACCTTGATTTAAATGTAGGCAAAAACACGTTTACCATTTCAGGCGCCAGTGGTTTTACCTTCTCGGTGGCCACTAGGTTCTATTATTAGGAGGGATGAAAGATGGTCATTGTGACAGATATAGCGGGCAATCAAGCCCCGTTATTAGTCAGTGATTTGCACGTCACCAAGCAATTGAATCAGGTGGAACAACTAGACTTCACCACGGCCAACATTCCAGGAAATGAGCAGGCGTATGAGATGGTACAGGCTCGGTCATTATTTACCGTACCGGAAACGGGGCAGGTTTATCGAATTACCCAGGAGGATGGCCAAAGTCTTAACGATTACTACCAGAAAAGTGTGACCGCCCTTCAGGTAGTCCAAGACTTGGACGAGCATCTAGTCAAAACGACCATTAAAGGTAATCAAAGCCTAGATGCCGTGATGAAGTTTATCACGGCCGGTACAAAGTTTACGTATACGATCCATGACCAGGTATCTAATCACAATTTTACTGACGAAATTGGGCGAAGCCGGGCGCTAGATTTGTTTAACGAATCGGTCATTTCGGCATTCGGCGTTGAGTACACCGCGAACGGCTATCATATTGACCTGTATAAATCGATTGGTAAAAAGAACGCGTTTGTGTTTATTGACAATAACGATATTTACTCATTGGCTAACTCTGCCGATTACACGCCTATCAGGACGCATGTCTATGGTGAGGGCCCGTCAGACGATAATGACAAACCAAAGTTTACCGCTGAATATACCAGTCCGAAGTCTAGTGTCTATGGCGTTATCGATGCGGACATCTACAATGACGACACCGCTAAGGATAAGAACGACCTGATTAATAAGATGAAGGCCACCCTAGTTGATAGTCCCAGCATTCAGTACACCGCCAATCTGAATCGATTTGCCGCGGACAATAACATTGCCGACAAGCTCAACGATTTGGCGCTGGGTAACTACGGATTTGTCCGGAGCCGACAAGGATTGGATGAGGAGTTGCGAATTATCCAGATTGATTTGTATCCCCAAGAAAAATCGAAGGAGAGCACAGTTACATTTGGCAATTTCCTGCTAAATCCTACGCAACTGATTGCGGATTTGAATTCAAACAAAGCCCAAGCGGCAAAAGAAATTAGCGGATTACAACGAGGACAAAGTTCTGTTCAAGAACAGTTGGCCAAAGGGATTACCACAATATCGGACGGTGAGATTGATGACTGAGAAAAGGTATTTAGCACAGGAAGGAACAAAGTTCTATCCAGTTACCCATCGGGATGCGGTCGTTGGATTAGACCTCGCCAGTGCCGATAAGGATGGGTTGATGGCGAAAGGTGACAAAGTTAAGCTAGACAAATTACAGGTAGAGCCGATTGAGGGGCTTAAATTTAAGTCTCCAGATGGCTCTATTTTCGTACTGTCAGTTAACGACGACGGTAAATCTGTGTGGACGAAAGAGGATGATGTGTAAATGATGAAAAATATTACCCTAACAAAAATAAACAGCCCGACGGATGACCATAAAATTATTTATGACAATTATTTAACCGTCTATAGTTGTGCGCGCGATGTTGTTAATATACTGGTTAAAGCAAGTTGGATTGATCCATTAGTAGTCCCATCTTTTAAAGACTACACAGGGAGCAAAGATAACCGCGATTACTATCTTTGGCGAAAAAAATCAGTTGAAATTTCAGAAAAGATAATTAATCAAGTGTCGGATGAGCTTAATAAGGAAGGACTGTTATCGCCGCCTAATTATGATGAAATGAATCATCTTAAATTGTGGGTGCCAGAAATTCTTGTCTATAGCTCTTTTTATCAAAGCGAAATGAACAACAACTTCTCTGCTGTTGAGACTAGAATTAACGATTTTTACAAAATTTTAGAAGATGCAAAATTGATTAACTAATAAATAAGTTGGACGTCTTTTTTAGGCGTCTCTTTTTTTAGGAGGAATAAAAATGGCAAATGGACCATTAATTATTGATTTAATGCACCCAATGGATGTGGTATTACAATTCCCAACAGTTGGCCGGGTGAGAGACAAGAATGTTGATATTCCATTATGGGTTAAATATGACGGTAAGCCTTATGATCTAACGGGTCATCGGTTAGGATTTTATGGTCGGGATGCAAAAGGGGTAGCAAAGATTGCTTTGCAAGATCCAGTTGGCCCAGCGATTGAAGCAGGACGAGTAACATTTAAAATGCCAGGAGCGGCATTTCGTGCAGCTGGACAATATGAAGAAGCGTGGTTTCGAGTTGAGAAGGATGAGCAACTAGTCAGTTCGTTAAACGTTAAATTTAATGTGCTGGAAAACAATGTTGAATTTGGCGTAGACGACGAGCCTTATTATTCTGATATTGAAAAATTAATCGCTGAATTAAAGAGCGATATCGCCAAATCAAAAGATGATGCGATGTCTATCATTTCTGAATTTGAAACAAAATTCCAAGCGGAATATAGCAAAGTTACTAGTCTCAGCAATGAAATGACTGCGCAAATGAAATGGATTATTGACCAACTAGATGTTATTAAAGCGAAGGTTCAATCCAGCGATATTGCGACTAAGAGCGAACTGGAACAAGCTTTGCTCCAGATGAACAAAGATGTTTTTGAATCGCTCAAACAAAAAGCTGATAAGACTTACATTGATAATTATTTATCAAAAATAACTTACGTTCCTACGACATTCGCTGATTTAGCGGCTTTGAAGTCTAAATACCCATCGGGGGCTAATGGTCTCTACATTACTGCCGACACAGGGCATAAGTATATCTGGAACGGTAGCGAATGGAAAGATTGCGGCGCCTATCAAGCTGAAGGATTAGCGGATGGCAGTGTCACGATTGATAAGCTTAACAACAATGCCTTTACCTACGTTAGTTCGGATAACATGGTATTCAATCGAACAGCCCTGTCTAAGGGTTTCAACAATTACGAAAAATTAAAATTTGAAATTGGAACAATTAGTGGTTCCGATGGTAGCGACGTTGATGCTAATAATACTGTGAGAACTGCATTGGGAGCGATGAACTATCAAGGGATTGCTGTTTTTAATTTTAATTCCGCTAAATACCATTGGAAGATAGCGCAATATGACGCTGATAGAAAGTTCATTAAGTTTCTATCAGATTGGAACACTGGTCAAAACAATCACATTGATTTTCAGTCAGGTCAATATTATCGCTTATTGGTAGCTACGATTGATAGTTCCAAAATCGACATTGACGACGTTTTGCTAAACACTAAAGTGGCTAATATCGCTAATAAAATGCCTTATAATCTTGGCGATTTAACACGTAATTTTGAACGTATGATTACAATTGGCGGTGGAGCAGAACCAGAAATTAGCGTTGATAAGGACCAGAACATCAAAATTACTATGCCAACAACTCCGTTAACTATGTTCGACGGACTTGGTTCTAACGTGGCGGTTAGCCCAACCATTTCTAATGGTGCTACTTACACGCTAACTAGCGGACAGGTGCTGGTATGGAATTTACAAAAGAACACCATTAATGTTCAAAAAACTAGTGATAATCGAGACAAATTGAATGTAATTCTTGCCGATAACATTTATGGTCAAATTAATAATGGTTATTTCAGCCAATTTTACGATCGCAAAGTGGCTAGAAACGATGTTGGATATCAAATCAACATCGGTGGTAATGATCATCCAAGCTTTGTTAATAATAGTGATAACTCGCTAGATGTAATCATGCCGAAAAGCTCGCTATTTTATTTCAATCACTTTGGAAAACAGGTTAAAGTTTCCGATTCAAAATATTATGGCAAGACTATTAATTTACCAACAAATAGCGTGTTACTTTGGAATTTCGACACCAACGAAATCGTAGCACAGCCACAGGAAGCTGAACGTCCAGTCAATAGTATTATTTTGGCAAATAACATTTATAGGCACGTCACAAGTGGTTATTTTGAACAATATTTTAAAGAACAGTTTGGCCCGGAATATGCTGATACTTACCATGATTATGCTGAGCAAGATATTGCCTATAATGACCAAGATATAACAGTAGTGGGTGATGAGCTATGGATTGGGATGCAAAGTACACCAGACCATGATGCTGCACACACTGGGCAAATTATTCGATTGGATCGCAACCTTAAGAAAGTTGGTCGTTACGTCCACAACCTCGGACACTTAAACACCATGGATTATTGTGCAGATAACGACACATTATTAATTGGGAACTCGTCTGATGAACCCAGTGCGGTGCCAGAAATCATCCTAATACCTAACGTAAGTAAATTAAAGGTTGACCCAGATTGGCCGATGATTGATTACAATAGCGATGCCGTAATTAAGATTAAATTTCCGGACATTAGTCCAATGGGAGTTGGTGCAGTATTTGGAGAGACACCTGACGTAGCTTATTTATTGATTGGCGGTGCACCTGGGATGAACTCCATTGTAAAAATTGAACTCGGAATGGGAGCTTCCGACCTATCTAGCGCGGGTTATGGCACTTTCATCAAAAACACTGACGGCTACAACGGTACCGCGCAGTACGTACGGCGTTACTACGGCCACACGATGCAAGTCAACCAAGGTGCGACGTTCTACAATGGTAAGATTTACGGAGCTTTTTCTCGGAGCAAGCCGCATTTTGCGAAAATCACGCTCCACGAGCCACAACTGACGAACCATGACGGTTTTTACTCAATCGAGGACTGGACCATTGCGGATTACGGCACGGAACCCAATGGCATGACTATCTACGATGGCCTCTACATGCGCACGACATTCGACGGTAAATTAGTAGACATGCCGTTAAGTAATCGACAAGGCGGACAAGCTAACATTGGTGAGACAGTCAAGATGCCGTTTCGAGGTAGCAACATCCAGATTACGCCAACCTCACCCGTGACAGATCTATATGTAGAAATCGTAGATGGCCAGACTTTTGTGGTTAAATCGGTGGGTGGAAAAACAGGAAACTATAATTGGACAGCGGCGATTGATTAGCCGTTTTTTTATTTTGCCAAAATAAGGAGAAAGAAGATGTAAGTTTGCATGTGATTTTCGGATTTACGATTACCGAATGGGGAACGATTATTGCAATCGCTAGCGGAATTTTAGGTCTGTTAAATTGGATTTTAAACGCTAATGTAAAAACCCCTTTAAATGAAGTTCGAATGGAACTAAAGGATATACGTAAACAAGAAGAAACCAAACACGAAAAAATTGATGAAGATGTCAGGGGACTTGATTCGCGTGTTTCCAACGTGGAAGGGCGGGTTCAGGCTTTAGAAGGACAGAAAGGAGTCCATTAATGAAATCTAAAATCACCAAAGTTAAATTTACCAAGATAGACTGGCATGACGGCAAACTGTGGGCCAGTATTATCGGCATGCTAATCTTGTTGGCCCAGCAATTAATGCGATTGTTTGGGATTGATTATCCAGCTGATTGGTCTAATCAGATAATTGGGATTGCTAACACAGTGCTGGCCATCTTAAGTACGCTGGGTATTCTGAACAATGTCACAGAAGTTAAAGGCGGTGATAATAATGCGAAAACTAAATAAGCTAAGATGGGTTGTTGCGTTAGCAGCGGCCTTTTTTGTTGGTGCAAGTACATCGACATTAGTCAGTGCTAATGCTGGTAGTGCTACTAATAATCAATATACCAACGTACAGCACAAAGCAGTTGCCAAACATGCTACTAATGACAAAGCTGAAACTGGTAAGGCTAAAGCTAAAAAGTCGGTAACTTCTGTACGAAGCCAAGGAGTTGACTGGGCTAAGTACCAAGGCTTTAACGGTGTCCGCGGTTATAAGAACGACCAGTTCGCCATTGCTCAAATTGGTGGATCTTATGGTGGCACCTTCATTGACCAGCCAACCTACAATAGCCAAGTCACAAGTGCTCTTAATCAAGGCATGCGGGCACACACCTACATTTGGTACGGTATTGGTGACAGCAAAGCACTAGGCAAACAGTGCCTGGACAATTATTTACCACGAGTTAAGACGCCGAAAGGTTCAATTGTAGCATTGGATTACGAAGACGGCGCTAAGGCTACTTATTGGAACGGTAGCCGATATATTAGTACGTTGGCCGAAAAGGAAGCCAACACTGATGCCATTATCTATGGCATGCAGAAGATTAAGGATGCTGGTTATCAGCCGATGTACTACAGTTACAAGCCTTACACTTTAGACCACGTTGATTATAAGCGTATTATTAAAAAGTTTGGTACGTGTTTGTGGATAGCTGGCTATCCTGATTACCTAGTCCGTAGCACACCATACTGGGGAGTGTTCCCATCAATTGACGGGGTGGCTATTTGGCAGTTTACATCTACGTATATCCAGGGTGGACTTGATGGTAACATTGATTTAACTGGTATTACCCATAAAGGTTATGATGGTAAGCAACCTGCCCCAAAGCCTAATCCAGCTAAGCCTGTTAAAAAGGTAGATGTAACCTACGCGCTTCATCAAAAAGGTGGCAACTGGTATTCTGACGTTAAAAACTTTGGTTCGGGAACTAATGGCTATGCTGGAGCGCCTTATCTAGCTAACGACTTGCTTTACATCAAAGTAAACCGAGGGTCTATCAAATACCGCGTCCATACAATTGAGGATGGTTGTTGGTTACCGTGGATAACTAAAGCTAATAAAAATGACACAGTCAATGGTGTTGCTGGTATTAAGGGCCACACAATTGATGGCGTGCAGATGTACTACACCACACCAAGCGGCGAGACTTACCAACAGGCTTATTATCACTCACAAACTACTCAACGAGCTAACTATCTCGGTACCTGTGCCGATAACGGTTCGGTTGCTGGTTACGATTCATGGGCCGGCATGTACGGCGAACCACTGGACCGGTTGCAGATTAGTATTAACGACCATAGTAATTTTTAAGCTTATTAAAATTAGGAAGTAATTATTTAGCCTCTGTCTTCGGACGGAGGCTTTTTTATTTTGACAAACGCAAACGTAAGTTCGTATAATTAGCAGGAGGTGTTTATACTATGAATAAAGATGTGAAAATTATCTTGGAAAGAATCCAGGAGCATTTTAAGCGTGTTCCAAACACGATTTACAAAATCAATGTGGTTGATGACAGATTCGACAAGTGCTACAACTTTTTTATTTACATAGAAAAAAGGGGAAAACGGCCACACTCCATCCCATTACGAACAATTAAAAATTACGACATAGACTATTTGAAGGAAGTCATTAGTGGGATTAAAGAACATTACCAATTAACTTTTACATATACAGGCTTTACGGAATAATTTTAAAAAATCGGTTGAGTAAATAAAATTTGAAACCAGGATAGGACAGTACTAGAATAGTATGGTACTAAATTATGTTAAGAAATATTGTTTTGCATTATAAAACAGTATGTTAGAATAAGGGTGTACAAAAAAGAGAGAGTTGGCCTGCTTGCCGGCACTCTCTCTAGATTGTGGTATCCATTATTAAAACAGGTTAATAATGAGGAACCAAATTGCGGAGGAAATAATCCCTTTAATAATTGGGACTACCCAACCACGCAAAAAGTTTTCGATATGTTTTGCCATAGAGGTAACGACCTCCTTTCAGACGACCATTCCATGGGGTTGTGGTTACGTGTCGTCCACTAATTAGTATAGCGTATTTTGTTTAATTTACAAAGCTTGCATAAAACTAGATTGTGTAGTATGGTTCTAATAGATATGTTTTTAGAGGGTAACGACCTCTATGAGTCAAATAGGGGTATTTGACTCGACAAGTTCCTTTGTTTACCTCCTTTTCCTTGTCTGGAAAAGGGATACATATTTTTATGCCACTATTTTAATTAATAGTGGTTTTTATTTTACGATCATTACAGCTATTTAGTGTCTATATTAATGGAAAAAGTGTTGAAGTTATAATCAATATGGTACAAAAGTGGGTACCATTTTTAAGAAACTTGTAATGAAGGCTTTTTTTAGGCGATGCAACTATTGAATGGGAATAAACTGAATATAAACAAAAACCACCTTATCCCGGTTAATCCGGAGTATAGGTGGTTTTTTTGTGTTTTTTAAAATGGGATAAGCGGGATAAGGCGGATATTAAAGTGGTACAAATGTGGTACATGTACCACCAAAATAATATTTTAAAAAATGGCTAGATACCAAGCCCTTCCTTAACACCGTTGTAAACTTTTAGCACGCTGCTTTTATTCGGTCGAGTGTACTTGTTGGTCATTTGTACGTTCGAATGTCCCAACCATTTAGCAATCGACGTGTCAGATAAATTAGAATCTTTTGCGCGGGTTGCAAAGTAGTGTCTTAACTTGTGGGGATGAATGTGGACACCGCATTTTTTGCTTACTTTTGAAAATAAACGTGTTGGATACGTTGGATGTATCTTTTCGCCAGATGCCTCGTTTATATATAAATAAGTGTCCGGTGTGATTGGTAAATTAAATTTCTCGCGAATGTCTCTACAGGCTTTAATTGCGTATTTGATCGTGTTGACCATGTCACCAGTAATATAAAGGGTGCGGTATGACGATTTAGTTTTCAAAGGGCCACCATCGGGATTATTGCTAGTCCGTGCACGGTCAATTACAATCTTGCACAAATCTTGGCCATTTTTATCTTTTGAAAATTCAAAAGATTCTAAGCGGAGTCCCAGGATCTCTTCGCGCCGTGGCCCAAGCGTAAATAGATAAATCATCGACATCTGGTATTTATCCAAAAGATCTTTAGCCGTTTTCAACCATTTCAGATAATCAGAATCTTCAAGGGTCAAGTCCTTGGCAGGCTGGGCCCCCATGACAGCAATGTGCTTAAGCTTATTCTTATGGATTAGGTCAAACGTTTCTGCCTGATTCATGATCATTTGCATAATTGAGTTGATAGTATGGATGGTTGTTCGAGCGTAGCCATTTTCCACTAATGAATCAATAAAGTGTTGATAATCTGAACGAGTGACATCCGCAAGCGGGACGGTGCCAAAACGTGGTTGTATATGTTTTTGGAAATATTTAGATTGCGTTTTATAGGTATCAATGCGCCACTTTTCCATTCTAAGATTTCGCTCGGCAATCTTACCAAAATATTCAGACACTGTAGTTTTAGAATGTTCTATTGGTGATGTTTGCTTTTCATACAATTCGCTTTCAAATTTAGTTAACGCAATTTCAGCATCCTTTGAAGTTCTAAATCCACTTTTTGTGAATTCACGGCGCTTATTTTCACTATCCTTGTACACACGCCTTACGCCATATCTTTTTCCGCGTTTGGTTTCGTACGTATAAATATTGGGATGACGCTTAAGTGGTTTCCATTTTCTCATAATTCAAAAATTTCCTTCCTGTGAAAAATTAGTCTAAAAATGCAAACGTATGTTCTTTTTGAATCCAAAAAAATAAGCCGTAAAGGCATTATTCCTCGAGGCTTACACCCTCCATGAACTCATCACATAATTCTGATAATTCCTGGAATAGATCGTTTAATTCTTCATGGCTCATATAGACCCTCCATTGTAGAATTCCCCTAAGATAATTCAGCTTTTAAAGTCATCAGTGCTTGGACTAATACCCACCAGCGGAATCGAACCGCTGCGTGTCACCAGAGTAGGCTGTTAAATGTTGCCCATTTGTTTTGAATAATAAGTAACTAAGATGCTTGAATCTGCTGAACTGGCATCATATTTATGATCCTTTATGCCATTTTCGTCAAAATCGTTGCTCTTACCCTCATATTGCTCTTTCTCACGTGTGTAATCACTCGGATTAAACATGTACTCTTTAGCAGCTCCGTAGAAATTCTTAAGTTGTTTCATTTTCTTTAAATCAAGATTCCCATTCTCGAATACCACAAGGCGAGACATGTTAGATTTTACGTCTCCGTCATGATTAGTGTAATCATCTTTGCCCTCCAACACGATGTATTTAGCATCGCTGTCCTTAGCCTGCTTTAATACGCTGATAGCAACAGGGATGAAGTCTTTATCAAACGATGCAGAATTAATCGTTACAAATAAGCGATCAGATTGCTTTTTAGCGGTGGACACTCCATCAATTGACTTAACGTCGTTAATTGAGAAACTACTGCTGGAGGAGCTAGACTTAGCATTAGCGCTAGATTCGCTAGATGATTCTTCATCGCTTGTTTGATCGGAATCATCGTCTAATGATTTATAATACTTGATTTGTCCGTCGCTAAATTTCATAGCGTGTTCAAATTTTTTCTGTTGAATGTCCGGAATATATTTCTTTTTGACGGAAAAATCATCAGAAGTGGCAACCTTTTTAGGCGAACTTGCGGCTATGTAAACGTAAGTTTTGTCGCCAACTTTAGAGTTGTCATCTGGTAACACACCATCAAGCGTGCCAGCGAATTTACCATGTTTAACGGTTGGTGCTTTAACGCTACTGTTTTCTAGCATTTGCGAATCGGAATCGTCAGTAATTGCTACGACCTGCGCACCGTCTGGAGCATTAGTCGTGCCCTTGACAATCCAATCATCGTCCTTTGTCCTAACATCTGTTATTTTTACAGCATAGAATTTTTGTGTTTCTTTCTTTGCCGTTGTATGGCCACTCCCGCAGGCCGACAAAGCAAAAGCAGACAATGCTATGCATATTACAGCGTAAGTTCGTTTCATAAATTATTACTCCTCCAAAAGTATTAGTATTTGCGCATTGTTTGTACTAATTTACCAGCAATCATTATTTTATTCATTTCTTTGCCAATAAAAACCCGTGGTTCATATGCGGGATTTGATGCGGTTAATACAATTGTATCTGCACTTCTAGTGATGTGTTTTAAAGTTCCTTCCTCGCCATCAACGATAACTGCACAAATGTCACCATTGTTG